TCAGGAGCTACATCACGCTGTTTCCAAAACTTACCCCAATGAGGAATCTCGATAATCACCGTTATATAGGAGAGGCCATTCAATTGCTTCAGAACAAAGGGGAGAAGGTTACTGTCCCGTTTTGGTTCAAGGTTCTTGATTGGGTTCTCGCTATTCTCTTTGTTTCCGCTTATCTCTTCGCTGCATTTAAACTCATCCAATGGCTGCTACTCAAGATATTCTCTTAACGTACAAAACGGACACGGGCGAGGTCACCAAGTCACTCGACGAAATCGTCTCAGGGCTTGAGGGCGTAGATAATAAAATCGAGGAGACTGCCCAAGGCACGAAGAAGGTCGAGGCGGGACTAAAAGCCACGGGCAAAGCGGGGTCGATTGGGTTCAAAGCAATTGGAGGAGCTATAGCCGCGACGGGCATTGGATTGCTTGTCCAAATTGTCGCTACCTTAATTAAGAAATTTACAGAAAACAAGAAAGTCGCGGAAGCTCTCGAGGTTGTCTTTGCGGGAATTGGTGCGGTTATCAATCAGCTTTTCGAAGTTGTTGAGCCGTTGGGAGATGTGTTGATGAACGCTTTTAAAAACCCGATGGAGACGATTAAGAACATCGGGACAGCCATCAAAGAAAACCTCATCAATCGCTTTCAGGGATTACTTGAGTTTATCCCTGCGGTTGGGAAGGCTATTGGTCTTGCTCTAAAAGGTAAATTTCGGGCAGCGGGAAAGGTCGCCGCAGATGCAGTCGGCAAGGTAGCTCTCGGAGTTGAGAACGTGACGGATAAAGTCGCAGAAACGGCAAAGGCTGTTACAGAATTTGCAACGGATTTTGTTGCGAGTGCAAAAAAGTCCATCAGCGCATCAAATGACCTTGTAAAAGCGCAGCAGAGACTTCGGGATCAACAGCGCGACTTGAATGTTGAGTATGCTCAAGCACGGGCGGAGATAGAACAACTGAAACAGAAGAGAGACGACGAAAGACTCTCGATTGAGGAGCGCGTTGAAGCGGCTCAAAGGGCTTCAGATTTAGACCAAGAGTTCGCAGACAAAAGAGAAGCCATTGCGAACCGCGAGGTAGAGTTAGTTCAAAGAGAAATTGAGCAACAAGGAGAAACCGTTGAACGTCTCGACCGACTTGCAGAGGCACGTATTGCAGCGGCTGAAGCTGCTGAGTCTAGCGCAGCCGTCCAGACGGAGTTGATGACCTCTATCATAGGGCTTCAAAATGAGCAGATAGCAAAGCAAGAAGAAATTAACGCGCTTAGTGAGGAGCAAATCGATGAGATTATAAGCCGACAAGAGCAAATCGATGAGATAGTTGAGGCGGGTCAAAATAGAGAAATTCAGAAGGTAAAGGATAAGTATCTCGCACTTCAAAAGGAGGCCGCTAAGAATGGCCAAACTTTGAAGGGTGCGGAGGAAGCTCAAAGAATAGAACTTGAAGCAATCAATTCCAAGTACGATGCTATTGACAAGGCAAATGTAAAAGCCGTTTTCGATTCACGAGTTCAATTTGCAACCCAAGCACTCGGAGCGTTAGCCGCTTTGAACGAGGCGTTTTCGGGTGATTCTGAGAAGCAACAAAAGAAAGCCTTCCAACGAAACAAAGCTATCGGGATTTCAACTGCTATAATCAACACGGCGGGAGCAATTATCGGAGCTATCAACCCCGCTTCAGGTGGTCTTGGTATTCCTGCGGGTTTACCGGGTGCAGCTATTGCAGCCGCAACGGGTGTCGCCCAAATAGCGACCATTGCAAAGAGCCGTTTTAAAAGTGCAGGGTCACCGCCTCCCGCACCGTCAGGAGGTGGAGGAGGAGCCGCAGGGCCACCAACCCCCACAGCCCCACAGCTCGACCTCGGATTCTTAGGAGGTGGAGCGGGTCAGGATGGATTTAGAACGTATGTAATCGCTTCAGAGGTTTCTAACTCTCAGCAAGCAAATCAAAAAATTAACGACCAAGCAGCACTTGTAGGATGAACATAATAGAACTAATAATCGATGAAGAAGCGGAACTCTACGGAGTGGATGCTTTGTCATTAGTAGAACACCCCGCTATCGAGTCCGATTGGGTAGCGATGAAGTCCCAAGAGTTTACTTTCAAAACTCAGGACGAAGAGAAGCGCATCGTAATGGGTGCGGCTCTCATTCCCGATAAACCTATCTACCGCAAAACCGAGGAAGAGGAATATTACGTGTACTTCTCAAAGAAGACCGTCCGACGGGCTATGGAGTTATACTTCAAAAACGGCAACCAAGCGAACGCCACCCTAGAACACGAACACGCCATCAACGGCTTGCACCTTGTGGAAAGTTGGATCGTCGAAGGAGAGCAGGACAAAAGCCGTATGTATGGACTCGAAGTCCCGGTCGGCACTTGGATGGTTTCAATGAAGGTAGAGAATGACGCTATATGGGAAAAGTTTGTGAAGGAGGGCAGCGTCAAAGGCTTCTCAATAGAGGGCTATTTCGCAAACAAGTTTGAACTCTCTCAACAGAAACCCATCACAAGCGATTTAGAGCTTCTTACAGACATCGAAAAGGAACTAGCAATAGATTACCTAAAAAATCGCATTACGAGTAAGGATTGACCCCTCTAAATCGTTATTAATACAAATCCCAGAAGATGAATCTAAAAGAACGCATCTCCGACCTCTTCGAAAAGTACAGCGTAGAACTCGCTGTCGAAGAAAAGGAGGAACAAGTTTCGCTGATGGCTACGGCCGTCTTAGAAAGCGGACAAGAAATCATGACAGACGCAGACGCTTTTGCTGTCGGTGTCGCTGTTTTCGTTATGAACGACGAAAACGAACGCATCCCTCTTCCAGATGGAGACTATCAACTCGAAGACGGCTCTTTGCTCGTCGTCGCTGATGGTAATGTCTCTGAAATGAAAGACGCTGAAGCTCCCGCTGAAGAAGTGGCAGAAGAAGAAGTCGAAGAAGTCGAGGCATCTGTCGATATGATTACCCGTGAAGATGTTGCTTCTATGATTGCTGACGCAGTCTCTGAAGCGAAGAAAGAATTCTCTTCTCAGATTGAGGAACGTGACAACAAGATCACCGAACTCAGCAAACAAACCACCAAGACAATCTCTCGTGCTCCCAAAATGGAAGTTGCGAAGGCTGTCGACCTTTCAAAGTTATCAATCAAGGATCGCGTTGCCGCTATCCACAATCAATTCTCTCTATAATGGCTGTAGCTACAGTAAATGTCGGCACTTACGCTGGCGAGGCGGCACGTCCTTACGTCGCCGCTGCGGTTTTGTCTGCTGACACTCTCGCAAATGGTTATATTTCTGTACTTGAAAACGTACATTCAAAAGCAGTTTTGCGCAAGTTCTCCGGAGCTGCAATTCAGTTGAATGACGACTGCGCGTTCACGACTCCGGGTTCTGACCAATTGACTTTGGGTGAAGCGGTTCTTGATGCTGCGGCTTTGAAAGTCAACGAGCAAGTTTGCAACGCAGACCTTCGCGCAACTTGGGAATCTGCCCAAATGCGAGGACAGTCTTCAAACGCTCCTGCTGACTTTACAACTTTTGCTGCTCAGTATGTAGCTGCTAAGGTTGCTGAAGGAATCGAAAGCAACATCTGGCACGGAAAGTACGACCACACGGACGGAGCTACCGGAACGGGAACTTATCAGTCTTTCGCAGGTTTGATGGCCGCTATCGTAGCAGCTACACCGGGCGAAGAGGATACTTTCACAGGTGCAACCACATCAGCAAATATCTTGGCTCGAATTACTGCTTTGGCTGTGCCAAACGTAATCGCCGGAGACCCTGAAACTAAGCTCTTCATGAGCCGCGCGATGAAGCAGTTGTATTACACAGCTCTTGCAGGAACGCAGAACCTTCCCTTCATCGCTGAAGGACAAGCTAACTTCTTCCAAGGTTACGACATCATCACTCCTGCGGGAATGCCTGACGACACTTTCTTGTTTGCTCAGAAGTCGAATTTGTACTTCGGTACTAATTTGTTGACAGACCACATCAACGCTTCTGTTTTGGACTTGCAAGGTGTAACGGGTGACGATGTGACTCGTGTCATCATGCAGTTCTCAGGCGGTTGTCAAATCGTTGACGCTGCTGCTATTGCAGTTGGTCGCCGTTCAGCCTAATTAATTCGGGGAGGGGCTTAAATCCCTCCCTTTAATTCCTCTATCACATGGCTTGTACATTAACAATCAACGGCAGGGCGTTTCCCTGCAAGGATAAAATCGGAGGAATCAAGCGCGTTTGGATTAAGCAATTCGACGCGACTGATTGGGGGACTATTACGGCGGGCGTAGTTGCTGCGGGAACTGCGATCACCGTCTTCGGTTTCGAACTCACAAAGAACTCAGGTTCATTTCAACAAGCGGTAACCGCTTCAATGGAGAACGGAGTTGTTTTCTACTCTCAAGTTCTTGAGATGACTATGCCAAACCTCATTGCAGCGGACAACGTAGAAGTTGCCGATTTGCTTAAGGGGCGTTTGACAATCATCGTTCAAGATGTCAATGATAATTATTTCGCGATGGGTAGCACTCAAGGGGCTGAAGCTTCTGGAGGTACTATCGGAACGGGAACAGCAAAAGGAGACCTCAACGGGTATCAATTGCAGTTCACCGCAGAAGAAGCTATCCCTGCTCCGTTTGTTGCATCTGACGACGCGAATATCACGTTCACGGCAGGAACTTGATTCTGTTTTTTTGGTTAGGTTCAAAGGAGGGGGAGGGCATTGCGTCCTCCCTCTTTTAGTTTAAAATGAAATGATACATCTCAATCCCAACTCAGCCACCGAGCAGACTGTCTATCTCACTCTTCAGGAGATGAAGAAAGACTTTGCTACGTTCGCGAATTATCTCGTACTTTTCCAGAGCATGGCAAGCCGCGAAGATTACTATTTCATCGGAGACGTTGCAACGGACAACGCGAGATACACCGCGCTCTCTATTTTTACTAACGTCGACGATGCTTTGAACGGGAATATTTTATTGGAAGAATCCGGTCAATACTTCTATAAAGTTTGGGGGCAGAACTCAACGACTAACCTCGACCCAACCGACGCAACTGTTATCGCACTCATCGAAGAAGGGACTCTTGATGTAACGGGAGCAGTTGGATACAACATCCCAACTATCGACGTACCCGATAACGTTATTTACTACCAGTAATGGACATACTAAAACTCAGCCAATACCAAGAAAGGAGCTACGCGGAAAGCGCAAACTCTAAAGGCTTCGTCAACTACGGGGACGATAACCTCTTCCCGCAGTACCTCATTGACCTCTTCCACTCTTCGTCC